AGATGCTTTTAGAATCTCCAACAATATTGATATTTTTTGCTCTGATCGTAATTGTCCCATCCTTATACTGGATATAAGCTTCTCCGGCAGATTGTCCCAGTTCTTTTCTGAAGACTCCGGGGCCGGTTAGTGCTGAGGTGTTATCTTCGTTCCAGTAGTGGCCCATCACAATTCCTGCAGCTGCTCCATTAGACAGGTGAAGGACAAGGACCTCAGAGCCAACTCTTGGCATTTTATACTCGTCTGTAAAAGAGAACACCGGAAGCTCTGCAGTGACAGAGTCATCCCTGTCCGGGTATGTGACCCGGATCATGCCCTTTTCATAATCTATTGAGGATACATTTCCAATCCTGATCAGTTTTTCAGCCATTACGGATTCACCTTCTTCTTTACCTTATGGGCTTCTATTTTTTGAGAGGTGGCAGACTCTCCAACATCCCAGGTAACCTTATCAACAAAATACTTACCAGCCATCTTGCCGAACTCTGTGCTCAGCCGAATACAGACGCCGGCGCAGATCTTTGGATTAGGGAAGATGGTGGCCGACATTGTGGTGGCCTTCATATTGGACTTATTAACCTGGGCTGCGCCTTTCCGTCTTGCTTCTGACTCAGAACTGCAACTCTCATTGACTTTTAAGACCCGGCTCCCCCTGGCCTTCTCCTTCTTATTGCCGACATATACAGATATCTCTTTTTTGCTTCTACTGGAAGACTTGTAAGAGACTCTTGCGCCGGTGTATGTCCCATAGATTCCATCAGTGAAGGAGGCTTCTTCAAAGTGCTGCATTTTCAGAGTAGCAACTGCCCTTTTCTTCTCTATCCTGATGATGTCATATATAACGATCTTGCGCCGGTATATCTTCATGCCCAGGCCATAATCATCACAGAGCTTTGACAAAAACGCACTGTCATTATCTGACTGCTCCAGCTTCTTGATGGTGATGGTTGGTCCGGAATAAGACAGGGTCAGGTTATATCTCTCACAGATCTCTTTGGCGATACCGCGGATCGTGATCTTTTCCCATGTCTTGGACCGCTCCCTGGTCTTGAAAGACTCTCCGGCAGGAGTGGACAGGCAGGACAGCTCCATGGTCTTCGGAACTATCTCCACCTTAATATCGTCCAGGGTAAAGGTCCCGCATGATAATCTCTTGTTGACGCCGTCATTGTTCCAGTTATTAAAGATCAGCTTGCCGGATACCGTGCTGCCCTTCTTTGGGTACCAGGTATTCAGCCACTTGCCATTGATATTGCATAAGGAGATGGACAGGGAGTCACTGCTTCCTGAAGCAACGTCCGTATAGGTCAGTTTTTCCAGGTAATCTTTAAGAGTCCTGTCAACATTCTTCCTGGCAAATGTCAGGGAATGTGTTACCTTTCTGCCATTGTCAACAGCCATCCCTATTCACCTTCCTCGTCCTCATCGTCGTCGTCATCGTCGTCATCATCTTCCAGATCGTCTTCTCTCCAGAACGGGAGATCTTCATCAGGTTCTTCTGGCAGATCCGGAATATCAAGCACTGTTCCGGCAGAAAATACCAGCACTTCAGCATATTCGATGTTGTACTGTATCAGATAATGCATATATTTTTCATCGCCGTATATTTTCCACGAGATCAGATCCCATGTATCGCCCTGTATAGTGGTGTAGGTAGCTTCCTCATTCATGCGAATTGAACCCTCCCTCTATCGCGGACCCATTTATCCATCATCCTGTTGAATTCTGCCTGACTCATTTTGTTGACTTCCTGGATCACTTCCTGATCAGCATTGCCTTCAATCACGTAGGTTGGATTGAAATAGAATGTCGGTGACATAGACTGGTTAGTAGTCGTATTGTTGGTTGTTCCGGTATTCATGCTGTCGATGGTCTCGCCGATCACGCCTGTCCTTACAGGCACATCCGGAACGCTCATAGCATTCGCCTGAGTGGTCTGTATCGGCTCATTTAGGGCCATGGCCGCATTACGCACATCCCTGATCTTGTTCTGAAGACCAATGACAAGACCTTCGCCCATCCACTCAGCCTGTTGGATCTGCACCTTACCGGGAGACCCGATGGAGTTGGTCTTTGCCGTGATATTTTTTACGGTGCTTGCAATCTCGGTTGCCTTTGCCCTTAAGGCTCCAAGCCTGGAGTTAAGGCCATTGATCAGGCCCTGTATGATATTAGCGCCGATGCTGTGTAGATTAATGCCGGAAAATGCGCTTCTGATCCCGGATGCTGCTGATCTGCACGATGCAACCATCCTTGAGCAGTACGATGATACTGCCGATGCCATAGCAGAAAACTGCTGAGTGACCGCTGTCCTCATCGCAGTCGAACCGGTGATCATTGTTGTGCGCATCACAGCAATACCGGACTTTACTGAAGCATTTGCCGTTGTCATGCTGACCTGCACTACTACCGTAAAAGCTGTAAATGCATTTGATGCAGTCCTGGTAGAGGAGACAACTGTCAAAAGTGCAGAGGACATTATCACAACCCCGCTTGCTGCTCCTCTCATTCCAGTTGACAGTATCATGGCCGACTGTCCTGCAGAAGCCATAGGCCCTACCAGCGCCATGAGCACACCGGCAACCGGTGCCGCTACCATGGCAAACTGAGTAAATCCCATTCCGGCAGACTGTAATACCGGCCCTGCGCCGGATGCAGACGTCTGGAAAGCTGTGAGGGCCATACTCATTGCAAGCATCGAGACAAGCACCAAGGCGATTCCTGTGCCCATTCCTATCAACCCTGCATTAATGCCTAGCAATGATGCCAGAAAAGCTGTGGTTGCTGCTGTTGTTGCTGCAAATGCCGCCGCCAGTGGAACCAGTGCCGCAGTTACAGGTGCCATTCCTGCTGCAAGTGCCGCCATCGATGCGATAGCCCCGGGGCCGAAGCTTGTCAGTTTCGTGATTCCATCCGCTGCCGTACTTGCTGACGATGATATAATTGCAATTGCTGCGCCTGCTGCTACTATCGCTGCTGACAGCGGAACAAAAGCCACTGCTGCCACACCACTAGCTACTCCAAGAGCAGTTATACCTGCAGCTGCGACTACCCCGGCCGCCCCTGCTACTGCTGCGCCTGCCCCGAACAGGAGGAAGGAAGTACCAAGCATCATGATCGCTGTTGCTGCCGTCATTCCGTATGTAGCGAAAGACGGAAGGGTTCCTGCGATCACTGTGAGGGCCGCTGATGCGATTAGTGCACCTGCACCGACCACAATAAGGCCTGCCCCAAAAACGCCAAGGGCTGCGCCGCCTGCTGCCAGAAGAGGCGCAAGTACACCGGCCGCCGCTCCAAATACCAGGATTCCCGCTGCCAATCCTGCAAGCATTGCAATAGCTGGAGCTCCGGCACTGGCCATCATAATGGCGGTATTGGCAAACATCTGGACAGCAACAGCAGCTATCAGGAATCCTCCGGAAGCCATAAGGACTGCTGCGCCGAAGGCCAACAGACCTGGCGTGGCTGCTGCGATCCCTGCCCCAAGGCTTCCAACAATAGCAAGCATTCCAGCCATGCCCCCAACCATGACGAGCATACCGGCCAAGGCTCCGGGGCCTGCCTGTGCCAGCTGTGAAGCGGCATAAGCCATTAACATCATGCCTGCAGCTGCCAGAACGACAGATGCCCCAAATGCTATAAGTCCAGTCGAGCTTGCTTGAAGCTGCGGCCCCATCGTGCCAGCAAGGCTCATAAGCGCCGCTATACCTCCAACCATAAGACCCATGGCTATTGCGGCACTTGGACCGGCCTGCGTGATAGTTTTTGCCGCATCGGCAAGAAGCCACATACCGCCTGCGGCCAGTGCAATACCCGCACCAAAAGCAAGGAAGTTTTTAGCGCTTGCTGCCATTGCAGAACCGGCTCCCCCAATACCTTTTGCAGCTCTTGGTATCTGTTTCCCTGCTCCCTTAAAGGTGCCGACAAAGCCCTTTATTGTACCGCCAATACCATCGAAGATCGCAAAACCTCCAAGCAACGCCGGAAGAGCCAGCAGGACCTTCTTAAATGGTTCCACTTCATCATCACCAAGGAAATTGACATAGGATTTAAATGCGCTTTTTAATTCACCCATGAAGTAGGAAACTGCCTCTATAGCTGAGTCTTTCAGGACTGGAAGGTTATCAAGCATACCCTTGCCAAACTCCGTCATTATATGAATGCCGGTTGCTGCTACCCTTGGAGTAATCCGTATAAATGCGTTAGCAAGGGCTGTTCCAAGCCTTGCAAGCGATCCACCCATGCTTTCAGCATTTTGGTCAAGGCCATCCACAAGGGCTTCCAGAAGATCTGCGGATGCATCAATGAACTGCGGAGCGTTATTGGCAATCTGCTGTAATCCGTCCGCCAGAACTGTACCGATAGCGGATGTAAGGCCCTCAAATCCTCCCTCATTGAATGCATTTTTCAGTATCTTGATCTGTTCTGTTCCGTATTGGACAACTTCCCGGAAGGGCCCCTGCATACCGGTATAAAGAGTAATGCCAAAAGACTCAGCGGCGCTGTTTAACAGCTTGATGTCGCCTTCCAGATTGTCAAGCCTTACAGCAGCCATTTCCGCAGCCGCCCCGGATGAATTATTCAGGGCAGTGCTCAGACCGGTGATGTCTTTTTCACTGGCATTGACCACAGCCAGAAGCCCAGACATACCGTTCTTTCCGGCAAGGGCACTCGCATACTGCGCCTTCTGTTCCTTGGTCAGCCCTGAGAACGCTTCACGAGTCTCCGCCATTACGGTATCCAGGCTCTTCATGTTGCCCTGGGAATCCGTAAGCGATAACCCAAGGGCGTCCATTGCATCCTTTGTTTGCTTTGTCGGTGCTGCCATTCTGCTGATCCATGATCTCAATGATGTACCTGCCTGAGATGATTTAATACCCGCACTTCCCATCAGGCCGATAGCCAGCGCTGTATCTCTTGCAGAGTAGCCCATGGCTCCGGCAACAGGTGCAACATATTTGAATGTTTCGCCCATTTTCTGTACATCAGTGTTCGCGCTCCTTGCTGTCTGCGCAAGAAGATCTGCGAAAGAATTTGAATCTTTTGCAGTCATGCCGAAGGCCGTAAGAGAATCTGTTACTATGTCAGATACCATGGCAAGATCTTCGCCGGAGGCCGCTGCAAGGTTCATAACGCCTTCAATACCGTCAAGCATATCGCCGGTCTTCCATCCGGCCATACCCATGTACTCCATGGCCTTAGCTGCTTCTGTAGCAGAAAACACGGACTTTTCACCCATTTCTACTGCTTTATCTTTCAGGGCATCAAATTCGGCCCCGCTGGCTCCGGAAATGGCCTGTACTGTTGACATCTGGCTTTCAAATTCTTTTCCAACCTTTGCAGAATAAACGCCAACCGCAGCTATTGCCGTTCCGGCAGCAGTCATTGACGCCACTGTGGCTTTTGCAGCAAGCCCCACACCCTTTAACGCAAGGGAACCAACTTTACCAGACACTCCCAAACCGGAAAGCCCACTCTGAGCACCTTTAATAGCCTGCCTGAAGCTGCCTTCAAGCTGTCCCATTATTTTAATTGCTATAGAATATTCGCTCATTTGAACTTCGCCGCCTTCCTGTCAGCATCTTTCATCAGTTCCATGTAGTCATCGCATAGGTCGAGGAGGTCAAATACTGACATCTCCTCAAACCTATCGAATCCTGTATTGAGATTAATTGAGAGTGTGAGACATAGTTTCCTCAGGTCTTTTGCGTCGCTGATCCTTATTCCTCGCCGTAGAAAAAAGATGTCACCGTATTTTTGACCTTCATAGCATCACGGGGATAAAGATTCTCATAGAACTCTATCGGATACTTTGTGCATTCTGATGCGATGATCAGTGCGTAGTGAAGGGAGGACTCCGGCATGAGCTGCAAATCCCCCGCATTGACCAGGACCTTGCTGGCCTTGATCATGGTTTTTGCCTTGACATTATTAAGTCCGGTAAAATCAATCACCTTGACCTTCTCGCCTTCAAAGTTGTACTCGTTATAAAGCTCAACCATGAGGCTGTCATCCACAATCACATCTTCCTGTTTGATCACTTCAAAATCTTTCGCCACGCTTCAACCCTCCGAATTATTAAATATTAGCCCTGATCTTCTCCATAAGATCTTTGCCGTTAACCAGATACTTAAAGTTAAGCTTATCAAGCTCAAGAGCTGTGCTGTCATTCACGTCTACCTTCAGGTAGTAGACTTCAAGCTCGATCTCCGGCTCGCCTTTCTTGCCCTTGGCAAATGTTCCAAGGGTGTTGGTGGTAGACTTACCCTGGACAACAACTTTGACCGGAATGTCTTCTGTTGCGCCCGTCTGGCGGTTCATGAACTGCTCAGAACCACGAAGAGTGATCTTTAAGATCTGGGTGGTATCGATCAGCTTGAACACATCCTCATGAAGGATAGCGAACGGGATTTTAATTTTGGAAGAGCTGAAATGCCCTGTTGCCGGTGCTTCCAGTTCTCCAAGGACTCCGGCTGCTTCGATTGTCTCAGTAAGGGCCTCCATTTCCGGAAGCTCTACTTCTCCGGATACACCGAGAAGATCGTTCTGCTCACCGAGATAGACGTTATAGGCATTAAGCAGTTCGGGAACCATGTTTCCTATTGTTGCCATCTTTATTCACCTCCGCCTGTGAGTGCCGCCTGTAACATATCGATGTCATAATTCAGGATATTGTCAATTGTCTCCGCAGGCGTATACGGAGCAATATGCTGCCTGAATGTGACGTGGCCTGCAAGGATATCTGTAGCAGTGTTGTCACTCTCCAGATATTCAATAGATGCTCCTGCCCAATGCTTCGGAGCATAAGCAGCGCACCGGATATTCTCGCTGTCGATAATACTGTCGATCAACTTCCGGTCCATGTTGTTGTCGACCTTGCTGGTATATGTCAGGATAAAGTTGTTGCCCTGCCAGCTGAACATCCTGCGGACATTGATCCAGATGTCTTTAGCATCTGTGCTTCCGGGATAGCAGGCAGTGTGATTTCCCCACATCCTGAAGCCGTTCAGGTTAACAGCTGTGGCAATTCCGTATTCACCAACTGTAGTGGCCTGATCTTGGTCAAGCACTACCTCTGTACCATCAGCAAGGACTGTAGCTGTGATAGCAAGCCCTTTGTTGGAAGGTGACTGGCTTGGCACGTCCTCATTTGTTCCGTCAAGATATGCAGTACGTGCTGCAGCTACGATGGAGTACGGGAAAGTAAGTTCACCGACCTGCACCTTTGGCCAAAGCACATATGCGAATTCAGAATTAAAGCCGCAGGACTCTTTTACGGTCTTGCAGTCCGTATATTTCCTCGCGCCATTTGCATCGCAGGGAAGATCGATAAAGGCCATTGCCTTGAAGACGCCATTGATATTAACGGCCTTTGCGGAAAGAGCGATTCCAACCTCGGGAATCTGAGACCAGCCGGGAGCTACCAGGATCCCCGGCACCACTCCGAATTTCGGATATACCTGACGGATAACTTCCATACCCGTCTCTTTTCCGGTGTTCACATCCACTGCCCCGATGATATCGTCTTTGGTTACTGCGGACGGATCAAGCTGATAGCCTGTCACAACAAGCCCTGTTGCATCTGCGGCGGCTCCACCGGAGATCAGAGTGATAACCAGATAGCCATCTGAGTCAAAACTTAAGGCATAATCTGTGCCCTCTACCAATGCGGTAGATTCTGCTTCGTCCTGCGTAGTTGTCTGAGTGTCATCGTCTGAATCCAGATCTGCACCGTCACCTGATGCTGCGCCTTCTGCAGCTCCCACTTCCGTTGTCAGCGACTTTACTACCGTAAGACCGGACTTGATAACGCCCTCTTTCTCCACAACTGCCTGCATATCAGATACAGGAACCGTTACAGAGAGGGCTTTTTTATGTTTAGCCGGGTCAAGTACGTTGATATAAACCACTGGCGAAA